ACCTGAATATTGCCATCTTATACATTTATTGAATGCTTGATTTGCGTTAGTGCTGTAAGGAAACGAATAGTTATTATATCCTGCACCATTGGTTAACTGATTATTATTAGTTATGTAGTTGGCGTTAGTAGCACCTGTATAGCCAAGATTTCCTAATGTTAATGTACGTGTCCCGTGTGATGTTATTACACCATCAGTCATATACAAGTTGTCAATGATAGTAGAACCTGATGTATTAATATCAGAGTCAGTACCGATAACTGTATTACCTGAAGAGGTAACATAACCTGAGCCGTTAGACAGTTGGTTGTTATTAGTTATATAGTTGGCATTAGTTGCACCAGTAAAACCAAGATTTGCAAGTGTTATAGTTCTTGTTGATACCGAACCATTAGCATCAGTAACGTGTCCTGAACCATCAGTTGTTACATTTATATCAATATCACTTACAACTGTAGCACCCGATAAAGCTCCAGTATCTACACTAAAATCATCACCATTATATGAGGGATGAGAATAGTTATTAGCACTTGAGGCTATACCATCTAATTTTGAATGGTCAGCACTAGTGAAATTAATTTGTGACAGTTCACCATCTTGAACAGAGTAAGTTGTATTAGTATCTGTATCTGGCGGAACAGTCCAAGAACCATCTGAATCTAAATACTTACCAGAAGCAGCATCTCCAGAACCAGGAGCAGGAACTAAACCTGCTGCTCCACCAGAACCACTATCTCCAGTAAAGGCGGAATAAGTAGCACCAACAACTGCTTCACCATTTGCCTTTGTATAAATTAGACATTGAACTGTATTTGAACCAGTTGATTGGAAGGTTGCTACATCACCTGCTGCTGTCGTTATGTTTGCCTCTCCCGGCAAGTCTAAATTAGTAGCGTGATGTGTCATTGTTAATGCACCATCGAACTGTAAAGTGAATTGTTTATTGGCAGCTACAGTCATTGAGGCGAAGTTGGTAGTACCTGTTACATCAAAGTAATTACCATCCGTATCAATGACTAAAGGGTTGGCAGAGGTTAAATCACCACCTTTCGTGCTAGTACCTGTTGTTAATAACCCATCCAGAGTATCTAAATTAGTGTTTAATTTCGTTCCCCAAGTATCATCTGAAGCATCAACCTCTGGCTTGACAAAACTATATGTAGTTGTTGTTGTATCTGCCATTTCTCTATCTCCTAATTATGCCGTGCGTTTCCAAATATAGATGACTATGTAGGGTGCAACAGTAGCACCTGCTCCAGAACTAACAGTTTCAGAACCGCCCTCAAAGCCATTCACGTTATAAGCCTCATCCTCCGAATCAAATCCTGCCATCACTCTACCTGCTGCAAAAGCCACCCAAGTTCCCACGCCTAATAAGGTATTTGGGTTTGTACTTACTACTGAGGTATATATTGAGCCTACAGGATAAGTTAAAGCATTAACTTCAGCAGCAGTTACAGCAGAATTACTTACTGCGGTTGTTACAAAGGCAGTAGTGGCAATTCGAGTAGTGTTATTACCTGCTGATTGTGTTGGTGCTGCAGGTGTGCCTGTAAATGTAGGTGAAGCTGTAGGAGATTTAGTATCTATCTGTGTTTGAATCGCTGAATTTACTCCATCGACATATCCTAATTCCGTTGCAGTAAGTGTTCCGGGGATGCCATCCAGAACATTCAGTTCTGCAGCTGTTGATGTGACTCCATCCAAGATATTCAGTTCATCTGCTGTCGAAGTGACTCCATCCAAGATATTGAGTTCAGCAACTGTAGATGTAATACCATCCAATGCGTTGAGTTCTGCAGCCGTAGAAGTCACACCATCTAATATATTTAATTCTGCTGTAGTGGATGTTACTCCATCTAATAAATTCAATTCTGCCATAGTAGCAGTTACACCATCTAATATATTTAATTCAGCAGCAGTAGAGGTTACTGCGACTCCACCGACTTGCCATTGACCCTCCATCATGTTTGGTTTTATTGCTGTTGTTCCATCTAATAAATCATCTAGTGTATCGAGTGTCGTGTTAATTTTCCCACCCCAACTCGATTCAGATGCACCCACTTCAGGTTTTACTAGACTAAACGTGGTGGTCGTGGTATCTGCCATATTACTCTCCTAAAAAGTTCCTTTCCAAACTCGAAGTTTATCAAATTCGCCACTAAGCATCTTCTTTCTGATGATTTCTTTCTTGGCTTGAGTATCACTCCATTTAATACCTGCTTCATCACACCACATCTTGACAATGTGAATCGGTATCGTTCCAACCAATTTATTATGACCAGTTATCCCAACCTTTGCTTTTCTGAGCTGTTCTGCCCTTTCAAGCGTAGGGTTGCTATCGTATGTACTCTGCACGATTATCTTGTCATTTTTTATGTCGTGATGTACCTGTTCTTTAATTTTCATATTTTCCTTAGTAGTATGGGAGGTTAAACTTAGACTGGATGATATAAGTCCACCCTCCCACTCTATTATTCTACCTCATTAAGAAGTAGAAAAGTCAACACCTAATCCTGATGACTTCTCGTTCTTTGCAACGAGAGTTAACTCAGTCACAACTTGACGAGTTGAATTATCACCAGTTTTGGCTAGTTCGACATTCTTAGTACCTCTAAGAACAGCGACTGCCCACATGTCATCCTGCATAACGTGTACAGTCCTACCTCGATTTTCACGAGAAGGAATGAACTCGATAGTACCCCAAGGGGTTACATAGACATCCAAAGATTTTATAACCTTCTTATCACCTGCCTGAACAGTTGAACGTTGGTTATTGTTACCTGTGAATCCTAAAGCAAGATTCATCAAATAAGCACTCAAGTAAACACTATCAGGTTTACCTCCCTTCTCCCAACAGTTCTGCATAATTGCATCGAACTTAGTTTGGTTAAAGACAGTTTGAGTACCATCTGTACGAGCATCTGCTCCTGTACCTGCAGCATGTGCTCCACCTACACCCTTGTTTTGAATAGTAGAAGTGAACCATGTTTCTGTTCCTGCTAATTCACGAGCAGTTGTAGCATCACCTGCTACCCTTGCATTATTAGCAAAGAGTGCCTTCTCGATGTCGAGTTTTTGCTCTTTTGCAATCTTCAAAACCTGATATGCCATCTCAGATGCACGACCGGCTTTGTCTAAGCCTTTGTCGGTATCTGGAATAACTACAGCGTTCTTAAAGATTTGTGTGTAATTACCTAGACGAGTAGTAGCAACTCTTGCTTCTGCTGTTGTTGCGTCACCCTCTATATGAGCATTAGAACCAGAAGCACGAAGTGCATCGGTTTGCCACTCATGGTAGGTATTACTTGCGGTTACTTTCTTACAGGTTGTGTAGAATGGTGTTTCTTCGGGAGATACGTCATAAATTACGTTCTCTAAGTCCTCACGAATACCAACTGCATCATAACTGTCGAAAGTATTATCTGGCTGTGCCATAATATCTCTCCATTATTTATACATTAGTAATTAAACTGATAGCGTCTTCCATACTACCAGTTTCCCTTAGTTTTGCCTTTTGGCGAGAACGGATTTTCGCATCGGGGGTTGCATGTTTTTTTGCTCCCGGCTTCACTACAGATTTCGCACCCTTGGTTTTCACCTCGGCTTTGGTTTTACCTGCAATGATAGATTGATACTTCATAGCGTCATTTAATACCTTAATGGCTCGATGGTCAGTAATTTGTTCAATTTCTGCATTAGAGTAACCATAATGTTTTTGTCCTATACTGACCAACTTATCCTTGAGTTTTTGACCTGTCTTTTCGTCAGCGAACTCAGGGATGTCTTTTTGGAGTATTTGCATCTGTTGCTGTACGAATGCCTTTCTAGCATACTCTTGTGCTTCACTATTTTGTTGTGAAACATTTTGTAGTTGTGCCATTTGGTTATCGTACTCTGTCTTCTTCTCCTCGTATGCAAGGTTCTCCTGCATGTACCCTATTGGGTCAGCATCAAAAAGTTCCTTGGTGGGTTTGGAAGGTGGTTGTGCAACTCCTCCATTTTGGAGTTGTTGGTATATCTGTGCTAGTTGTTGTCGTTCATTATTCAGGGCCTCATAGACGTTTTCTGCCTCTTTTCTCTTAGTGGCAACGTCTTGCATACCCTGTTGGACGTATTTTTGACCTGAATAGCCTTGTTTTAAGTCATCTAAGGTTACCTGTGCTTCCTGTCCATTTATTTTGACAGAATACGTTTCAGGGACTTCTTGACTTTCATGCTCTTCTTGGTCTTCATCATCCGAGTCGGAAGCCTCAACTGCAACTTCCTCCTCTTCTTCAACTTCTTCAGTTTCTAACTCAGCAGAAGCCTCTACCTCTGTTTCATCAGGGGGTGAGCCTAGTTCTGTTGTCTGAGTTGTAACCTCTTTAGTTGGTTCTTCTACTGGCT